TTGTTCTTGGTTTTGTGTAACTGTTTGCCCCATTTTTGCTTGTACTTCAAACATCATTTGTTGTTTTTCAGCTGTTCTAATTTCAGAACGTAGTTTAGTAGCTTTCTCAGTTTCGCCTTCCATAACTAAAGTTTGATACTCTACTTCTTTAGCATCAAAATCAAAATCTGGAGCTTCTTTAACATCTTCTATTTTAGGAGCTAAAGCGTCGTCTAGTTTTTTCTGTAAAGCTTTTTGTTTTGCTAAAACTTCATCAAATCTAGATTTTGGTATCATAGGCTCTTTTGATGTTTCTCCATCAACTGTTGTCTCATCTGTTTCCTCAGTTTGTTGTGGATTTCCCTCATCGTCTGCCAGTACTGTTTCTTCTCCTGTATCTTCTGCGACTTCAGGTTCAAGTTCAGATTCTTCCTCTTCTGTTTCCTCTTCAGGCTCTTCTGTTGGTTCTTCTTCAGCCTCTTGTTCTGATTCTTCTTCAACTTCAGTATCCTCCTGTTCTTCAGTTTCAAAATTCATATCAACCTCAAAGCCTTTCGCATCTTCTTCGGTTTTTGGGTCAGCCCCAGGGATTACATCCAAGACAATTTCGTCTGGGTTTGTATTATCTTCTTTCTTAGCCATTATTCAGTACCTCCTGTTTTGTCTAAGTTTTTTAATGCCTCAGTAGCCATCTTGGCTGCTGCCGCTGTATCACTCTGTTCTTTACGCATGTTGTTTGTTAATTCGGACAATCTCTCACGTAAATCTAGTTCCTCACGTTTGGTTTGTATCTTACTCTGTAACTCAGCAATCTTCAACTGCGGTTCGTTACCTATTTGATCTACTTTTGCTGCATTTAAAGCTGCAGCAGTTTGTATGTTAGCAACTTCTGCTTCTAGCTTAGCAATTTCTAATTGAGTAGATCGTATTTGTGCTTCTGCTTGGAACTGTTGCAACTGCATTTGTTCTGGAGTCGGAGGAGCAGTGCCTTCTTGTTGTCTAATTCTATCAGCAACATCTGCTTTACGTGATAAATGTGAGTACTCTACTATCATATCATTTGGTATTGGAACTCCAACTTGACGTAGAGAGATAGCTTCAGCAAACTGCATTTCGTCAAAGTTATCTCTAGCAGGTGCGCTAGACACAACAACATCATATTCTCCT